CTTCGGCTATGCAGTTGTCAGAGTACCGTGCCACCCGCTCATGCCGGGCAGCCGAGGGCCATGTCGCTTTTCAGCGCGTCGGCGGCCTCGTTGGCCTGCCCCTGCCGCCAGATGTAGGTCTTGACGTGCATCTGCTGCTCGGGCTTCAGTTTGTTGAACCACTCGACCAGCCCCCGCGCGTCTTCATCCAGCTGCTCGGCGCCTGCCGTCGTCAGTCTGTATTCCATCTGCATGGTGCTCACCTCCTTAGGTTGTTGCTCCTTTTATTCTCTTGTTTGCTACTCAGTAGCTTTTCTATGTTTATAATATGCTATCTAGTAGAATTTGTCAAGAGATTTTTCTTGCTTTTTGCTACTAATTAGCATATTATATAGATAGGCAATAGGAGGTGCTTACCATGACGATAAATCAACGTATCAGAGAATTTAGAAAACAAGAAGGGCTAAATCAGACCGAGTTCGGAGAACGCATCAAGCTCAAGCATGGTGCCGTCAGTAAGCTAGAGCAGGATGGCAATACTGTCACCGATCAAAACGTCCACATGATCTGCGAGACGTTTGGCGTGTCCGAGCGGTGGCTGCGTACGGGCGAGGGGGAGATGCGCGTTGACGATCGCCGCGCGTACATCCACAAGCTCGCGCAGCAGTACCAGCTGGGGGACGCGCACGCCGGGCTTATCGAGGCTTTCCTCAACCTGTCCGCCGCCCAGCGCGACAATCTGCTCGGCATCATGCGCCAGATGGTCGCCGCCGCCGATGCGGCTGAGCATGACGGTGCCGCCAGCTCGCCAACGTCCGAGGATTCCTCGGCAGTTCCGGCAACTGTCAAGGAAGCCTCAACCGTTGCCCCATCTCACACATCCGTAGCGAACCGCTTTTCTGCTGCCGCCCGCCAGGACGTTCCCAGCACGGCGCAGGCCATCAACGACGAGCTCGCCGCCTACAAGGAGGAGCTGGAGGCCCAGCAAAAGGGGCCGTCTCGCTCCGCTGGTACCGGCGGCACCGGCGAAAGCCATGTATAACGAACAAGCGCACCCGCCCATAAGAGCGAGTGCGCTTGTCACCTGAAAGGAGTAATTTGGTAAAATGGAAAATATAGAATGAGTCCGCCGCCCGGCACTCTCACCAGTACCGCGCGGTTCCTGGCCGCGGGAACGGCCAGCCTGTCGCCTGGAAGATTCGACTCTTTTATTATACCACAGTCACTTGATGGTATCTAAAATCAAAAAGCGGGGATGCGTCTCCACTGCAAACGCTCCCCGCTTGTCGCCGCGATGGCACGGCTCAGCAACGATTTCGTGCCAGCTTCATCCAAAAAATGCGCGGCCGCTGGGCAGGTAGCTGTCCGGCTGTCTGCGTCTGTATGTTGGGGCGCAGCCGCTCGCCCAAAAGTAAGTAGAAAGGTTCCCGCCTACCAAATCCCTTTGCTTATTTGATAGTTGTGCGGTAACTGTGCATCGGGAGAGTTGTCCAGACCCCACCGACACTTTTATTATACCACAGCCGCCCGCTGGTATCTAAACGCGCGTCCCTCTTTGCATTTTATGCAGCACGCGCACGAAAAGCGAAATCGCCCGCTTTCGTTTCACACGATTGCAAACGAAAAGCGAAATTTACTTTGTTCTTTTGTTTGTTTATTTCTCTGAAGGAGGTTTTATTTATGGCGTCCATCGAAAAACGCGGGAAATGCTGGCGCTACCGCATCCAGGCAGGCATTGACCCGCAGACAGGAAAATACAAGCAGGTCAGCCGCAGCGGTTTCCCTACGAAACGCGCCGCCCAGCTCGCCGCCCATGAGGCCGAGCTCGCGATCAGCAAGGGCACGTATGTGCCGACATCCCGCACGACCTTCGCGGCCTTTGCCGCCGACTGGCTCCGTGCTTACGCACTCCATGCCAAGCCCAGCTCCGTGCGCATCCGCAGTCAATCCCTCAGCCTGCTCCTCGAGTGCCTGGGCAAGCTCCCCCTGCAGCGCATCACGACGCCCCTCTATGAGCAATGCCTGCACAATCTGCAGCAGGCCGGTTTCGCCATCAATACCATTCTTGGCGTCCACAGCGTCATGCGCATGGTCTGCAAACGCGCGATGCAGCTCCATGTGCTCGCCGCCGACCCGAGCGAATACGTCCGCCCGCCACGCCAGCCCGCCACGCCGATCGGGGACGCGGACGGCCTGCCGCGTTTCCTCGAGCGCGATGAGCTCCAGCGTTTCCTCACCGCCGCCCGCCAGCACGGCCTGCGCTGCGACTACGCCCTCTTTTCCCTGCTCGCCTTTACCGGCATGCGCATCGGCGAGGCTCTCGCCCTGTGCTGGGATGACATCGACCTGCATAGCGGCATGGTCAGCATCACCAAGACGCTCGCCTGCCCCAGCGGCCGCGCCCGCGACTACAAGCTCTACACGCCCAAGACGGTCAGCAGCCGCCGCACGGTCGATATTTCCCCCGACGTCTGCGCCGTGCTCCGCTCCTGGCGCTCGCGCTGGCTCATCGAAAAGGCGCGTCATGCAGATGACTGGTGCCCCGAGCACGACTTCGTTTTCACGGCCGCCACGCTCTATGGCTATCCATTCATCCACTCCAACGTACAGCACCATATCAACCGCATCGCCGCCCTGCTCGACCAGCCCATCGCTACGCGCATCACGCCCCACGTGTTCCGCCACACGCACATCTCCCTGCTCGCCGCCGCGGGCGTCCCGCTGCACGAAATCATGGAGCGTGTCGGTCAGATTGACGACAGCACCACCAAGCGCGTATATCTCCACATCACCAAAGAGCGCAAGCACGCCGCCTCCCGCGTGTTCGATGACTACATGACTGGCGAAAGTCTATAAATCCTCCCTGTTCTGCCCACTTTCTGCCCAAACGCGCACCCAAACCGCTACAAACGCCTATGTGGTAAGGCTTCGCCGTTATCTTTATACCATGTTGGCCATGTACTTTTTATCGGTCTTACTGTCCAGCCAAAGCGAAAATCCTTGACTTACGCGCTTGTATAGTCCAAAAAAAGCGAAAATCCTTGACTTACGCGCTTGTATAGTCCAAAATCCCCTGTTTTATTGGGTCTGCTCGTCATTTTCTGCCCAAAATTCTGCCCAAATTCTGCCCACGTTCCTCTCTATTGTCTCCAATTAGCGTATTATCCCGATACTACTTTTATATAAAAGTCGGTTCATCGCCCTCTATATAAAAGGTGTGATTGCTTATGCTCCTCTACCACAATAACCACAGATACAACACGGAAACCGCCCGCAAGGTCGGCACGTGGGACAATGGCTGCGGCACGGATTGCGTCACGAACTACGATTACGTGAGCAAAACTTTGTACTGCAAGCGTACCGGCGAGTATTTCCTCGTCTGCGATGGCGGCGCGCGCACGCCATACTTTAGCCCCCACGTCGAGCCGATCGGCTACCGTGCCGCCCGCGTCTGGGCTCACGAGCATCTCGAGCATGATGCTTTCGCCTCCGAGTTTGACGCTCCGCCCGCTGGCCGCGTCGTGACGTCCCTTTCGCTGGATCCGTCCACGCTTGCCCGTCTCCGACAGCTCGCCCTCGCAGATGGCCTGCCGATGGGGCGCTATCTCGATAAGCTCATCGCCAGCCTGTGTCAGCCGCCAGAGTAAATAAAAAGAGCGGCCGCCCGCCTGGGTGACTACTCTTTTGTCATTTATTTGCCTTGACCATTTTCGTGGCCTCACGAATATCGTCTTTTGCCAGTTTCGCAAATTCCTTGATAAGCTCCCATTCCTCATCTGATGCCCTTATGCTTCGCATCTTCCTGGCCTTGCTTTCCTCTGGGCTCCGGAGCTTTGGCCGGCCGGCGCGTCCAGCTGTGCTCCATCCCTGATTACCTCTCATTTTTCTTTCTCCAGAATTCCCGCATCGGCGCAGCGGTTAATGTATGCTTCAGCCTGCTCTTTCGTGCTATACACTGCATAGTCATATGCCTCATCATTTCCGAGGTAATGCAATGCACCGTTCGGCCAATGCATTTCTGTTGTTTTTATAATCTTCGGAACAATATGAGTTGGGTCATATGACCCCCACCTGTTCTTTTTGTAATACGTCTTTACGGCGTACGCATAACGCGGCAGCAGCTTGTCCAGAATACCATCCTCGATATCATCTACATAGTATGAGACAGGGATGGAAGCATTAACGGCATAGCAAGTCTCGACAGCATCGTCGTACGAATCGAAGAACTCAATGAATTTGTGGCCGGCAAAGTTATGATTCTTGTACGCCGTGTTGAAATTGCACGGCTTTTCGGCAAAATCCCTTGCGTATACACCGCTGATCATAATTTTCGCGGTCGGCTCACCGCTCATCTCCGTGATATAGTTGACAACTACAATATAATATCTCATTTTTGTTGCCTCCTTATGCTTCCGCCATCTCGGCTTTGCGTTCCTTATCGAGCTCGCGGTTCGATTTAGCGTCTTCCATCATGCGATTGTGACGGGCTACTGCGTGTTTGACGTCTTCCTCCAGCTCCGCCATCTTGACCTTGTTGTCACATGGGCTTTTCAGCTTTGGACGGCCAGCCCTGCCAGCCGTGCTCCATCCTTGATTACCTCTCATAGCTCTGCCCACTCTGCCATATCAATCCAATCGTATCCCCGGGCTTCTTCCATCGTGTTCGGTTTCATTCCCTGCTCGTCTTTGAGCATATACGTGTTGCCGTCTTTGTCGATAAGTAAGCGCCAATCGTCGAAAATGTCATTGTCAACTTTTACAAGCTTCTCGCATTCGTCTTCGTCCATGACTTCCATATCATCAATATCAATCATTTTTCTACCTCCTGCCTTTCGGCTCACTCCTTATCTCTATGTATAGTATACTGCTTAACTAATTTACTGTCAATACATTTTATTAAATAAATGCAGGTTTTTGTGATAAATTTTCTACACGCAAAATTGGCCGCCCCGCATAGATGGGACGGCCAATTCTTTGCGCAAGTATATCGCCTGCGTCTCCAATATGCAATTACTTAAATACGGCCGCTCCGCCGAGGAACATGGCCACGATGCGCCACGCTGTCACCTGGCGCTTGAGCTTTTTCTCTACCGCTTTGTGCTCGGCTTCATTCTTTAGAAACTCCTGTCGCGTATCTTGCGTAGAGTGTTGTCTGAAACATGTCAAGCAGGCAATGTGCAGACAAAAAAGCGGCGGGGAGAAATCCCTGCCGCCAAAGCTTAGAATATAACCGCCAGTAGCAAGCTACCGCTTACCACCTGCCACACCGTTTTCTGCGTTCTGAGCCTACTCTCCGTTTTTTCGTGCTCTATCTCGGACGCCTCGAATGATGCTTTCACTTTCTGCAATCCGCTCTCTGCTGTCGTCAATGAGCTGTCTGCTCTCGACGCCTGCGCTCTGAGCTGCGTCAACTGCGCTTGCAATGTCTGTACCTGCGTCTGCGATTCTGCGAGTTGCTTCTTGAGCGCCTCCGTTTGCGTCTGCAAGTCTTTGCACCGTGTCTGCGCTGTCTGCAAGTCCGCTTGAGATCTCTCGTACAGCGTCGTGAGCTGCGCGTTGTTCTTCTCCAGCTGTGCCAAGTTTGTTTCGAGCGTCGTCAGCTCGCTTTCCGTCAGAGTGTACTGAGCGGAACATAAACCAACCGATGGCGCAAGCAACAAGCACGCCAACAATATGAGTGATAATAGCCGCCGCATTCATGGCTCCCCTCCAATCACTGTGCAGGTGTCTGCTGCTCCGTCTCTGTGGCGGTGTCTGTTGCTGCGTCTGCCGCGGTCATGTAGTCGAGCAGCTTCTCCACCGCCCAGAAGGCAACGGAAATAAGCGCTGGCAGGAATACGCCGTCCCGGAACTTCACCCAGCCGGTCTCGGTCTTCGCGTCCTCTTTGAGCTGCGTCGAGATCGGCTCCGCAACCTCTTTAAGCGCCGGTACGATGGTGTCGCGCAGGCCGCGAATGAGCGCGTCTTTTGCCGTCGTAGTGAAAAATTCCTGCGCCGCGTCCGTGAGCTGGTTCTTAAATTCCTCAATAGTCATTTCGATTTCCTCCATTTCTTTTCCCCGGGGCTAGCTGCTCCGGCATAAACAAAAACACGCGAATGTGTACCACAGCGCCATGAGATGGCGCCCACATCGCGTGCGCTTTCCGTCGTATGTGACTTCTAGTCTTTCTCCGTGCTTGTACGCTACCAGCACTTCCCCCGTGTCCGGAGATTGCTGTATAAAGCCGTGTCTGCAAGTGAGCCAAGACGCGAATGCCGGAATCTTGTCCAGCTCGACCAGCCAGCTCCACTTCCCGCGCCTTGCAGATATGCCCATTTTGCGCAAGTCTGAGTGAGTAAAAAGAGGCTTCATCCCAGCCCCTCCCAGCTCAAACGCACATATATTAAAGCATCTGCTCGTAATCAGTGATTCCGCGGGCAATAGCAGCGGCAAAGTCATCGGTACGTTCTTTCAGCAGTGTGCAATCGGCATCGTTGTCGATAAACGCGGTTTCCACCAGCACTGCCGGCATATCCGTGTACTTGAGCACAAGCAGCTGTGGCATGTACTTCACGCCGCGGTCAACGGTGCCAATGCTGTCAACAATCTGCGACTGGATGCACTGCGCAAGCTGCTCCCCGGCTCCACCTCCATAGCACTCGACCTCCGTCCCGCGGGCGTCTGTATTCGCGGCATTGCAATGGATACTAACGAAAATATCCGCGCCCCACTCGTTCGCAGTTTCGGTCACTGTCGGTCCCTGACGGTCTTCGTAGTCGCTACGCCCTGAATTCGTCGGTGCCAGATTATCGCTCTGCATGATTTGGCACTCACAGCCTGCTGCCTCGAGGTAATCCACGACGAGTGCGCCAACCTCCGCGGTTACATCTGCTTCTCGCAGGCCGCTGTTCGGATTCACCGCGCCCGAGTCGTATTTCTGGTCGTGTCCTGGATTTATAAAGACTTTCATTTTGCTTTTCCTCCCTCATTTTTATGGTGCTTCGGGTAAGGCGACATCTCAAAAAGTGACGCCTCCATCCGTGCGACCTCCGGCTCGTAAAAATGGTACTGCCCGGCCATTGCTGCAAAGTCTGAAAAGACTCTATAGAACAGATGCCACTGTATCGACGGTATCACTTCGCCTCGCCTCCCGTGGTGTGGTCTATGGCGGTCCGGCCGAGGTAGCCGATCAGGCCGCTCCCGAGCGTCGTCTGCAGCTCCACCGAGCCACCACAGAATATCGCGGCTAGCAAGGCAGCGACGAGGCCGGTGCCGACAATCATATCCGTTGTAATCTTCATCCGTGCGCCCTCCCTTCCAGCGCGTCTATGCGATGATGGGCAGAGCGCACGCTTTGGTCCACTTCGGCGAGATGCACCTCGATTTCCTGCCGCTGCTCGCGCCCTTCTTTCATCTCTGCACGCATCTCATCGATCGTCTCTTTGAGCGCCTTGATTGACGCGTTCAAGGGACGGAGAACAGCAAAAGAAAACGCGGCGCCGATTACCGCCGCGATAGCTGTGATTTGTGCAAGTGTTTCAAGTACGCTCATAGCGCCCTCCTCTCTTCCTAGAAACGTATCTGCCACATGAGCACGCCCGCGCAGTCCGCAGCAAAGTCCCCGCGGTCGAAATGGTCGTCCACCCACTGCTCCTTGGCCGCCCCGATTGCGAGCGTCGTAGCTGATGCCCAGAACCGGTTCATCCCCGCTCGTCGGAGCTGGTCTGCAATGATGTACGAGCAGCCGGCATGCGCAAACCGGTCGACGCCGATGTCGTCAATCGCGGTATTGAGCGCCTGCGCCGAGCCCATCGTCGGTGCCAGCAGCATAATCGCTGCTGCTATATATGCAACAATCTTCTTCATCCACATTCACCTCCTCTCGGTGCCGGACCAGTACGAGGTCTCGCAGGATGCTCTGCTTGAGCTGGTAGCCATCGCAATGCTTGAGCAAGCCGAGATAGCTTGTCAGTGATGCGGTGACTTCACCAAGCTCTACTTCGCCACGGCTGTAGGCTCTGCGCAGATATCGGAGCCGGCGTTTCATTTTTAGCGCAGATTTCTGTCGGAGTCTGATATGGTCACGCCAGACCCTGTAGCCGCAGAAGTCTATACCGTCTCTCGCGGCCTGTATCGTGCTCTTGCGATTCAGCTGCAGCTTGAGATGACTTGCGAGGAAATCATCCATCGCCTGCCAACAATCATGAAGATACGACAAGTCATTGCTGACGATGACCATATCGTCCATGTAGCGGATATATTTCTTTGCCTTCAGCGTGTGCTTGGCATATTGGTCAGCCTCGTTGAGATAGAGATTGGCGAACATCTGGCTCGTCAGATTGCCGATAGGCATGCCAACACCTGCTTCACGCTCACCTGTCTCGATGTTGATGCCGAACAATCCGCCGCCCTGCTCATCGTCAATGATGCGCCGCAGGAGCTCCAGCAATTCCTGGTCCTTGAAAATTCGGTGCAGGATGTCAAGCAGAACATCGTGGTTGATGCGGTAAAAATACTTGCTGACATCGAGCTTCAGCACGTAGACCTCGCCAGGTGTGTGACGGATGTACTGTTGGAGCTGATGAACCGCTCTTTGCGTGCCACCGCCGATCCTGCAGGCATAGCTCGTCGGGATATACCGCTTATCGAGAAGGTAGTTGATCTGCCGATATATTGCCCATTGCACTACTCTGTCACGAAACGGCAACGCCATAATGAGGCGCTTCTTCGGGTCTGTGACGTAGAACTCCCGATACCGGCCGACATGATACGTGTGCCAGATGAGCTCGTTCTGAAGCTCGATCAAATTCTCCTCAAGATTCCGCGTGAACGCCAGCACCTCGCTGCGCTGTGTCTTGTTGCGCCGGGCCGAGAGATATGCTTCGTATAGATTCTCATAGTCGTAAATCTGCTCATAGATGCCACTGTATCGCTTCATAAGTCTCCTCATAAAAAATCGCCGCATTGTTCGCATGTCGCTACTAGCTACGGCGGTTTGCTTTTGTATTTTTCGGCTCATTCCAGCCGGGGATATTCGCCCCTTGCGCTCCTAGCTCTGTCCGCACGACCGTAGGCACGCGGCTTCTTGGCTGTCGGAGCTAAGCGGCCCGGAACCCGATGTTCCAATTCGCGTTCGAGCGAACATTGTTGACGTTCAAGTTGAACACGCCAGCATTCGCCTGGTTGTTCCAGTTGCCGCCGCGGATCGGGATTTTCAGTCCCGCCTTGCGGGTCCTCGGTTAAAACGGCAAATACCCCAAATTCTCACTTTGCTCTCTGCTGCTTGATCCAGCCACCAAGAAGTTTGCCCGTCTCTGTTGTCAAGCGCGACATGATTTCATAGCGCTTTGGCGAGATGTAGTGCAGCTGATAGGCGTAGCGAAATAAGTGCCGGATTTCTTCCAGCACAATGTCAGCATCCTGCAAAGTAGTTTTCTTGTAGTACTTCTTCTCAGCGCGGATAATCAGGCGTAAAAACTCCATCGCTGCCTGGCGAGTATCAGCGGCCAGCACGTATCGGTCGACTTTCGGGTATCTCCGTGTCGTCGTGTACGTCTCGTTCAGCAGCTTCTCTGCGCGGTCAAGTATAATCAGTGGGTTTGGTCGCGTTTGTGCTTCATTCATAATGTCCTCCAGATTATAGGGCCGCGCTATCGCGCGGCCGGCAGGTCACAGCAAGCAGGTTAACGGGGTACGTAAGCGGCCCGGAACCCGATGTTCCAATGCGCGTGCGAGCGAACATAGGTGACGCCCAAGTTGAACACGCCAGCATACGCCTGGGTGCCCCAGTCGCCGCCGCGGATCGGGATATATTCATCAGTGAAGTCTGTACCAGTCCAGATATGGTCGCCCTTGAGCCCTGTTGCGACCGGCGCAAGCGCGAGGGCTTTGAAGTACGCGGGCACGGTCACACCGGACGCTCCAGCGATGTTTTCAAATGCAGTATCGCAGTTCGCCGTTGCTTTTGCGTCCTTTGTGATCTTGTTGCCGTTGTAGCAAAGACCTGTATCAATCCAGCCGGCGTTGTTGCCCTTCGTGTTCTGCGTATCAAAGTTATTCATCGGTACACCGTCTTCACCGACCACCCAGATGCGGCCTCCAACCGTGCGGAATCCATCCTGCCATTCCCAGACATTGCCGTTCATATCTGCAACGCCAAACGGCGTACCATCGTGATACCACGACGCAGGACCGCTGCCGGTTGCAACACGTCCTGTACGATTACTGTCTTTCGACGTCTCGCGGCCGTGCTCGTATGGCGCATCAATATCACAGCCAAAATTATTGTTACCGCGTGGCATGGTGCCGTTCTTCCAGCTCCAGAGTGCAAGCGCTGCCCACTCGGCGTTCGAGCTGAGGTGCCAGCCCGGCCCTTTTGCCATCGCATACGCGCGCGCTTGGTCGAAGCTCACATTCACCGCCGGATCAACGCCAGGCTGTGACACGCCACAGCCGTTAACGACGATGTTCTGGAATTTCGGGTAGTAAAACTCTGGGATCTCTTTGCCGTGCACGATAAAGGCGGGATGTACGCCCGTGCCGAGGCTTGCGTCAATGTCCTCGAGCTTGAATTTCGGGATGACGACCATGACGGATGGATTGCCGTTCTTGTCGCGGATGACCGTGTTCTTTCCGCCGCTTGCGGCTTCCACGGCACGGCGGTAACTGTCAACTACAAATGCTTCCATTTAGTTTTCCTCCTCTTTTGTATCAGCGGATTCTGCTTCCTCTGTGGTTTCCTTTTCCGGTGCGGCTACCTCGAACGGCAGGGGCCAGAGCGTGACCTGTACCGCCTCCATATCGAGCGGCAGTACTTTCACTTCGTAGTTCGTTTCTTCTTTGCCCGTCTGCTCGTTCATCTTCGTGCCGTTCTCGACGATCTCCGTCTTCTGTGCAGGGATGACGATGGTCGCGACGTTGTAGATTCCGTTGCCTGCATCGTCGCTGTCAAGCGTCAGTTCCTGCCCTGCGCCCTTCGTCCATACATCGATGACGGCCTGCGATGTCTGCTGGTACTTTCCCGCGTCGATAACGACGCTGTTGCTGTCCACGCCGACCGTGATTTCCGTGCTCGCGTCCTTGACCGGCGCAAAGTACGCGCCGTCTTTTGGCAGAGTCTCAATAACCATGTGCTTCTCCTTTCTTATGCGTCCGGGTTGATGAGCGTCCAGCGGATTTTGATTTCGTCCGCCGTGCCGCTTGCGGCAATCTTGAAGCCGTTGCTGGACTTCTCGATCGCGCGGAGCTGACCGACCGTATCAAGACCGCCGACCGCGCTTTCTACTTCGAAGTCTACGCCATAGTCCGGCGCATCCGGCATATTGTAGCCCGGGAGCGTCACCATAGCGAACGGCAGGGAATTGTATGCTGCCGTGTAGTTCGGCTCGACGCGCCGCTCATCTGCAAAGGCTACCTTGCTGAGGTCAGCCGCCGTGTCGCCAGCTGGAACCGTGATGCGGTAGAGCCGGATCGCGCCGTCCGGGACGCTCGTATCGACCTTTGCCTTGTAGCTGTCACCGTCCTGCAGGAGGAAAGCGTAGTAGGTCTGCGAAGCCGTCCCGCTGTTCGTCGGCACCGCCGCAACGCTCGATTGGATATCGTCGAACGCGCGGAGCTGACCGCCCGCCCAGAAGCGCGAGAAGTGCGTCTTGTCATACGTGCCCGTCGCGGTGATTTGGATGTTACGCGTGCCGGGTACAGCACCGACGATGCACCCCGAAACGATGAAGCGGTTATAGAGCGTAACGACGCCCTGCTGAATTCGCTGTTTCTTCCACTTCTGGAGCTCCGTCCAGTTGACCTGTCCGAGCGTTTCCGCATCGTTGATAGCCTGCCCGACCGCGTCCCAGTTCCCTCCGCCATACGGCGCAGCCTTGGCATAGAGCACGGTCACGTCCTGCGCGTTGATGACGTCGCAGTATAGCCCGCTCGGTATCGTGCCGCCACCATAGGACGGTGCGCCGTATGGGTTATCCGTCGCATTGTATGCCGTCTGGTTTCTGCGATGCACCTGGAACAATGGCAGACCGTACACATAACCGTCTACGCACTGCAGGGACGCGCAGGCCGCCGTCGAGCCATCGCCCGCCCGGTAAAAACCATCTGCCAGCTTGCTGAAGGCATAGCCGACCGGGGCCTCTGCGCCGCCCTGCGCCTTGACGATTGCTGTGTCGTCAATACCTGCTGGATGGTTGGTAAAGTTGACGTCCGCGACCGCCCGCAGCCTCCAGCGCAGCTGGATGCGGCGAGACGTTTCGGCGCCCGCCACGGTGTCCTTTATGTCGTTTGTCACTTCGCCAGCCTGTACGCCGCCGTTGCGGTATACATGCTCATCGTCGTCCTCCTGGCTCCCCTTTGGCGCGACTTCCTCAAACCACACCTCAGCAAAGGCCAAATCCTCCCTCGTGCCGTTATTTGGCGGCGCGGGAAAGATGATGTCCGAGTAGCTATCCGTGCGGTTTGCGCCCGCGAATGTCAGTACCCAGCCGTTTACATTGGCCGTCGCGTTGGCGATGCGCAGCGTGTTGCGCGGGCTGTTGACGTCCGTGATGGTGTCCAGGCTCAAAAAGCCATTCGAGAGCAGTGCGCGGATGAGGTCTGCCCGCCATTTGTTCTGCGACTGCTGCAGCAGATTGAGCTCGCTGTCGAGCAAAGGCTTTGCCTGCTCAAACGCCACCATGCTAAAGTTTCGGTTGCTCGGCGACAGGATGCGGCTCAAGCCGGTTTCGACGGTCGGGCCGTCCTGCCAGAGCTCGCGGGCCGTTGTGTCGCCCCCGAATCTTACGATGTTTTCGCTCATGCTTTTACTCCTCCTTTTAGAGTCTCAGATAGCCCAGCACGGCATGGTTGTTAAGCAGTGTGCCGCGCTTCGGGCTGAATTTTGTATAGACATTATCAGGGTCTTTATGCGAGACGGTTTCGATATGCTCGTACCGTTTCGTGCTGTTGAGTAAGCGCTCGGCTTCGTATACCGTGACATTGCGCCACTTCGGTATATGCACCGTGCGCGTCACGCGCTCCGGCGTGCCTGCGTTGGTTTTGAGCTTGCCGCCCAAGATAGCGCCTGTAAACAAACGAGCTGTCCTGGTGGTGTTTTCTGTGCTTGTCGTTGTCCCGCTCAGCAAGCTGGCGCGATTGAGTACAATCTGCTGCAATCCGTTGAGCGTTTCACCCGGCTCGAACTTTCTCCACGTCTGCGAGAGCTTTTTGATGAGCTTTTCTGTCTCATCGCGATGCTCTGCATCGTTGAGCGTGTTCGCCTCAAAAAGCACCTGCTCGAGCTCGATGTCCTCGCCGATGTCCTTCCAGTTTGTGTGACTATTGGTTTCGTTGAGCCGGAAAGGCGGATTGGCGAACCGTACCGAGTGTTTTTCGCTCGTCTCTGTGGTGATCCAGTCTTTCCGCGATGCGTGTGCCCCATTGAGCCCCGCGTCTGTCTGCTCGCTATAATGTTCGATGTGCTGCGTGCTACGCTCGATCTCGGTCAGCGTATGGTGCTTGACTTCGTTGAGTATATCGCCGCCCGTGCGCGTCACGACCTCGCGCCAGCGTGCTATATGTACCGTTCGCATCACGTCGTAGGACGCGGCACTATTCGATTGCAGCCGCCCATTTGTGAGCGGCCCTGCAAACGTGTAGGCCGTCGTGGTCTTTTCCTCGCTGGATGTCTCGCCTTTGATGTGCTCGGCCTCGGCTTTGTTTATCTGGGGCGATGCCCGCGAGTTTATGAGCCCGCGCTCCGGCTTGAATACGTCGCGCCAGCTTTCGCGTATGACGGTTTCTGTGGACATGCTCGCCTTTACGCGGCCGCCGTTAGACGTGTCACCCGTGAAAATACGCTGTGTGAGCGTCACGTCACACCCGATGTCCCTGCGGCTGCGTCGTACCCGCCCGCTGCAGTTTGTGCTCATTCTGGGGAAATCAAACAGGCTGCGCTGCCTGGTCGTGATGACTTCGCGCTCGCTCTGCGTCGTATTGCGCGTGCTGTGTCCATTGGTATTTAGTCGCCCATTGATGAGTCGCCCGCTATACGTCCATGCCGTATGCGGTATATGCCGCGTCGTGCGCGTCGTGACCGTCTCCGTACCGCCGCAAGCATTGAGTACACCGTCATAGGTCGTTGTGTGCTTTTCTGTCGTCCACTCTTCCCCCTTGACCGTCCAGCTTATTGTCTGACCGCCACGGTTCAAGTAAAACGGGTCTCCCACTTTGAGGATGACGGTATCGAGCCATGAGCGCAGGCTCTTTGTCGCATCAATCGCCCTGTGCATCGCCTCGAGCTCGGCTTTGTTAATGTGCTTTCGCTCGGTGATGACCTGGAAATGATACGGCGCACCTCCATAGTTGTACCATTCGCGCAGCTCCGTCTCGCCGAATACGGTCGATAGAACGGCTTTCACGGCTGCCGGTGTGCCCTTCTTCATGTGCCATGGTATGCTATTTTTTACGAGCGTGCGCCTCACGTCCAGTGGCAGCTGGTGGTCGTAAAAATCCACATGCAACTGGATGGCGAGCGCGTCGATAAGGTCAGATGACAGCTCATCAATACGCGGATAGATGCCGCAGACCTCGGCGAGCAGGTCGAGCTCATGGAGCTTTTCGTCAACGACTTCGGCCACTTCGTGCAAGTTGGTGCGGTCGAGCGACTCCGGCAAATGCTCGGCGATATTGTAGTCCTCTAGCTTCATTCGTCCTCACTCCCCGCCATTGTCACCGCGACTTTTCTCTCCTGCGCTACCTGCACATGATTGACCGGTATAAACGTCGGCTGTTTGACATCGACGCGCTTGACGCCGCTCACGGCCATGATGTACTGCACAAGTCGAGATGGCACGATGTCGCGCCCCAGCTTTGCGCGTTGCCATTCTACATAAGATTTCACGGCGCTGCTCACGCTCGTCTGCACGGCCGCCGCGTCCGCATCGGTATCGATGTAATACGATACATCCACCTCATACGGCACAGCCGTAGGTGCCACTACTTTTACGTTATCCGTAAGCGGCCGAATATCATCGGCTGACAGCTTTTTCTCGACTTCTTTGAGCAGCTCACTCTCGGGGATGGTGCCGCCCGCCAGCAACGGCGTCACCTGCACAACGCCCGGCTCCGGCGTAAAGGCTTCTACATCGTCGATAGCGCTGTTTGCTGATTTCGCCCAAAACTCATACGCGCCAGCCGGTCCCGCTACGCTGAAAGACTCCGGCGCCTCGAAAACGCGCTCGCGCAGCGCATCGTCAGTTTCCGTCTCAGCTCCGCCCGCGCTTTTCGTGATATTGGTAATGGCCTGCACATACGGCACAGGGTCAACGATGTCGGATATTTCACCTACCTTGTAGTTATTCCCCGCCGTTCCTGCCGTTTGGCATGTTGCCGCCACCTGCCCCGTCGTCTGCCCCGGCGCGATGACGAGCGCCTTGTCAGTCGCAAAATATAATTTGTCTGAGGTCGCAATGCGCGTGCCAGCCGGTACGATGGTTTCCGTCTCGCGTTCTGCCGATAGCGTTACCTGCATCGTCGTCACGGCTGGCGAAGATGCAATGCGCTCAACATGCAGCAACGCCGCCAGATTGTCTAGATTATCGCCGCGTGCATACTTGAGCAGGTTTTGCTTGCCTGTGCCGTTGACTTTGTTCATAATCTGCACGATAACGTCCGCCACAAAGAGCAGGAAAAGCCGTATCGGGTCCGCTTTCGCCAGCGTCCTTCCGGTGATGTTTGTGTAGCATTCCAATACCGCCTTTTCTACGGTTGCCGTGTCTACGTCAACAAAGTCGATGCTCGGTAAATCACTGAGTTTCACTAATCTTCACCTCCACTCTCGGGATGAGTTTGCCGTCTAGCCCGCCTGTAAAGTCGATGCTCTTAACTGTCGCCCGTGGTTCATACTGCTTAATCTGCTTGATAATTTCGGTCGTCAGCATTGCTTTTGCCTGCGGCATTGGCCTATCGACCGCCGTCCCATCAATGCCAAACTCACGGTCAAGCGGTATCTGGTATTTGATGGTTCCGAGTATCGTGCGCACATTCTGCACGACCTCAGCGACCGTTGTTTTCGGCGCAAAATCAATGCTCGGCGTCTCGTCGCCTGTGATTATGATTGACATATCATCACTCCCCGCGATGCTCAATCATCTGCAAGCGCGAGCTGGCGAATGAACTTGCCGAGCTCTTTCGGTTCTGCTTCTCGTTTTGTCATTTGCTCCTCCTCACAAACTGAAAATGGCATTGGCCACCGCGCCAATCTTATCAAGTTGCGTGCGCTCCTCGGTGTAGTTGCTGTCGTCGTATTCGATGAGCTTGACGCTCACTTTCGCGAAATTCAGCGTGCCCGTTGGCCCATAGTATGTTTCGCCGGCGCTCATTGAGTCCAGCCGCCAGAAATTGCTTGTGACTGGCCGCCCGCCGATGACCAATGGAAACACTTCACCGTTCTCGCACATGCTCCGCAGCGTGTTAATCTGCGAAGATGGCTTTATGTGGTGCATGGAGCTCAGGATAATGTCGAAAGAGATTGACCTTTGCCCCGGCCCCAAGAACTCAGAAACCGGCTTTTTGTAAATGACGTTATGGTCGGCCCATCTTCCTTTTGTCTCTTGCGAAAAATTGGACGGCGTGAGCATGTAATGCGATGACGCAATAAATACCACGCTTCCCATATAGCCGATATACACGGTCTATCCCTCCTCTCGTCAATTTGGCGGGCTCGTGACGCCATGTACGCCCGTGTGGGTGTGGCTGGCGAGTGACTTGCCGGATGCTACAACGTCGCCGCCGCCAACTACGTCAAGCGTGCCCGCGTGTATGCTCAGCGTGCCGCCTACCGTGATGAGCATGTCGCCCGGATGATTAAGCACGCGTGCACTCCCTGCTGCGCCTGCTGGCGGCGCGTCGAGCTCGCTGTAAAAAGCTCCCAAAACAAAGCCATCGCCTACGCCTTTGCCCGAGTAGTTTGGCAACTGCATGCAGAGCACCTGGTCACCAACTGCCGGTAGCCAATAGTCTTTGGTTGATGCCGTTCCTCGCTGCAGTACGAAAAGGTCGTTTGTGACTTTATCGTCTTTATCCTCTCGCACTACGCGCACCGTGCCGCTCGCTGGGTCCTGTGACGATACTGTCCCGACAAAAATGAGCCTGTCGAGTACGCCCAAAATATCAGTAGCCATCTAAACACTTCCTCATGTCGATGTCGAGCGTATAGCTCGTCCCCAGATGATGCGTCACTTTCGTGACAATGTACTTTCCGTCAAACTTGCCAAACTTGCTTATTTCGATGGTCTGCCCCGCATAGTAAATCAAGTCACCGTAAAGGTTGAATGTGCAAGTCATTTGGTCTTTGTTCTGGTCTCGCAGCTTACGCTTTGCCAGTCTCTCGGCCTCGGCTTGTGTCTTTACCTGCGAGTTGATTTCAAGCGTTTTGCCTTTCTCTATGTTCGGTGCGTTAAATGTTGCCTCGATGACTTCTTTTTTCTTTGTCTGCTTGCATTTGACGTGGCAGGCTTTGTAAATGTCCCGCGTCTTCGCCGTCATACGATAACTGAAAAATCGTTCTACCTTGAATTTTCCCGAGCCGCCCGCGTCCCCGCTTGCCAAACTCATCTTATAGATTGGCATGCTGCTCTCCGGCTTTGGACGTGAAAAGAGAATTTTGGCATCGACACTCTCGAGTTTTTCCTCATCGTAGATGATGAGCGATTTGTCGGTAACTCTGAGGTTATATCCGTTGTCCTTGCACAGCTTGCGCAGGAATGCACAGTCAGACTCATCGGATTGCTCAACATGGTCGAGCGTCGGCGGGTCCTGCCCGTACCACTCAACCTCCAGCTTGTTCTTGTCTGCGATGTCCTTCGCAATGGTCTTTATATCGACGTTTTCCCATTTCTTGTTGACTTTATCGCCGCGCAGCGTGCCGTCCAGCGTTACCTTGACCGCCTTGATCTGCACCGTCGATGGCGGCGCATCAACCTCAATCTGGTCAATCTCAAAAGTACCCAGCGGCATTGCCAGCATGCCCTCCGCCAAATTGTAATTGTTTAGCGTATGCAGGGTTACTGTCAGCTTCGCCTCCATCTCCGGGAACCAGTCTGCCTGCCACATCGCCGCTTTGTCTTCAAGTGTAATAGTCAAATCGTCAACAAAATCAGCAAGGTTTTCGGTGTACTCTACGCTCAGCAAGTATTTCATGAGGTCTTCAGATATGTCCTTCCCCTCACCGCCGCCCGCTGGCGTATAAGTTACGTCTACCCATGCACGGCGCGAGAGTTGCGCCCCCGGCGTCAAGCTCGTTGTCCATGCAAGCAGTTTTGACCTGGCGAAACTCTCAAGCAGTCCCATCTATATCACTTCCTCTTTTCGATGTGTCCAAGTTGGACACATTAACGGCTCCACGGCGGGCTGAAAATACTTTGTGGCGTTGGTATGTCCGGGCATGTCAGCGTCAAGCCTGCCGGGAAAACGGTCAAGTCCTGGTATTCTGGATTGGCTTCAAGCAGCACATGCATGTACCGCTCGTTGCCATACATCTTGTACGATACAAAATCCCATTGGTCGCCCTGCACGGTCTTGTAAGTCTTAGTCATAAGCTAATCTCCTTTGACGTGCCTGCACCCGCTGCATCATTTGCGGCAGCTGGCTCTCAAACTCTCGTTTTGCTTTTTCAAGCTGCTGTTGTATTGCCGCAACTACGCCCGGATCTGCATTTCCCTCGACCGTAATACTCGGGTTGAATGAAAGCGAAACCGGCGCGTTATTTACAGACGGCGCGGTAACGACCTGTGTCGTTTGCTCGCTTGCTTGTGGTGCCGTCGCCTCGATGACCGTGTTCTGCATTGCTACCGCTGGCGCGGCTGCCTGTGTGGCCGCCTGCATCTGTGGCGCTACGTTCTTACGGTTCGCGATCTGTGGCAACGTGCCCAGTCTCTCGCCCGCCTGCATCCACAGCGATATAGCACGCTGGGACCCGTCAAGCGGGATAGCGGCCTCTGCCGAGTCCTCGGCAAAAGTCGTGAGGAAAGCGCCTTTTTCATAGATGCCGCCTTTTGCGTTCTCCGAAACGTCTGCTGCAGCCGCCGCACTGCTATCGCCGCCCTTGACGAAATTAACCACGGCGTTGATTGGCGATGAGAATATCGACTTTAGATGCTCCCACTTCTCGGTGACGTAGGCGACGCCCGCGTCGATGGTGCTCATCACCGTGTCGATGACGCTCTGCACCGTGCTTACGATTGCGTTCCATGCCGCATCTGCCGCCGCCTGGATGGCAGCCCACGCCGCTGAGGCTACGCTCTCCACATACTCCACGTAGTAGGCGATAGTGTCGAGTACTGTCGTGACGACAGACATGATTGCAGCCCACACAGCTGCAGCTGTAGCCTGCACCTGCTCCCATGCGGCATTGATTACCGCACCAGCATAAGTCATATATGCATTGATGGTGTCGAGCACGGTTGTGACGGCCGTGCTGATGGCCGTCCATGCCATCTCTGCTGCCATCTGTATCGTCTGCCACACGTATGTAGCCGCATATTCCAGCTGATTTAGCCCCATAATAAACGCATCAATGACCGGCACTATTATAGGCTCTAGTGCCGCCCAAGCTGTCTGTATGGCTGCCACAATGGCCTGCCATACGCTCGCGGCCACCGTGGCGACTGTCGTTATGATGGCACCGATGACTGACATCGCCGCCTGCACTACGCTCGTGACAACGCTCATAATGACTTGTACGCCCGCCGCAATGTATCCCCATGCTGTCAGCACGGCCGTTACGTAGGCCGTCCAAATCGCCTGCATAATGCCCACCGCGATATTTACGGCCGCTACGATGGCGTTCCATACACCCATAGCTACCGTCGCCAGCCCGCGCAGCACCATGGCGATTCCCTGGATTGCCGCGAAAATAACGAGGCTCACCACTACAAAGGCCGCTTTTGCCGCGTAGGTGATGACTGTCCAAATGGCGTTAAATACTGTCGTAAGTGCCGTAACGATGGCCATGATGACGCTCACGGCCGTCTGCACGACGCTCACGACAGTCTGCCATACTGCCGACGCCACGGACACCAAGCCCTGCCAGATGGCCGCGCCGATGGTTGCGATTATGCTCACCACCGCTATGACTGCATTGACTGCCGCACTCACGATAACTACGATGCCAGCCCAAACCGCAGACGCGCCCGTCATGATGAGTGACCACGCGCCGCCCGCGACGGCCACGATGCCGTTAAAGATTGCACCTAGTACAGTACCAAGCACCGACACGATTGTAATAACGGCGCTGATCGTGCCCGATACCACGGCGATGACGCCGCGAATAACGGCCGCGATGATTTTGAACTCTGTCACCCATATCGTCTTGATGACGGTGACGACGCCGATGAGTATCGGCACGATATAGCCGAAGGCGCTCATCACGCTCGGGCCAATGCTCGCCCATATACCTTTGAGGAACTCTACGCCTTCTTTTACGACACTCTTTATTCCTTCCCATGCTGCCGCAATAACCGGCGCGATTGCCGCCCAAATCTCCGCCGCCGCAGACTTGATTTCCTGCCATGCGGCGATTACCGCATCATGGAAAGTCTGATTTGTGTTAAACAGGTAAACCATAGCGCCAATGAGTGCCATGATAGCCAGCACGACCAAGGCCACAGGATTGGCGCTCATGACAGCATTAAATGCCGCCTGCGCCACAGCCGCTATACGTGCCGCTGCGGCCTGCGCTTTTAACGCCACACTTTGCAGCAGTGTTGCCTGCATGCCCGCCTCGGTAGTCATCTGCAGTAATGCCATCGTTGACCGAAATGCTTCAAAGGCCGTTATCACCGCATTGAGTGCCAGGCCAGCTATAACGATGCCCGCAATGGCAGCAGCTACGCCGAGCGCGGCCGCAGTCAGCGTTTGATGCGCCTGTGCCCAGCTCGCCACGCCGCCCACGGCACTGGCCAGCCCCGACGCGGCCGCTGCAAGGGATGGCAGAAAAATCTGCCCTACCGAAATGGATAGTCCTTCGATGGCAGATTTTAACTGTATTGCTCCTCCCTTTGCGTTGTCCTGCATCGTGCCAGCCATGCGGGCAGCTGCACCGTCCGCGTTATTGACCGCATTGACAAGCGTGTCGAAATCGCTATCTGACGCATTGACGATGGCAAGAAAACCGCTCATTGCTTCCTGCCCGGCGATGCTCGAGGCCGTTTCTGCCTTTTCTGCTTCGGACATGCCCGCGAACTTTTGCCGCAGCTCCAGCATTGTCTGCATGAAAGGTTTCATTGTTCCGTCCGCATTTGTCACGCTGATGCCTAGCCGCTCCATTGCCATGCCTGCTTCTTTTGGAGGGTCCACAAGCCGCGTCATGATTGCTCTGAGTGACGTGCCTGCCTGTTCGCCTTTGATACCTGCATTCGCCATGATGCCCGTGGCGACAGATACATCCTCTAAGCTATACCCCAATGCGCCCGCGAGCGAGCCGACGTATTTGAACGTCTCGCCCATCATGGACACGTTGGTGTTTGCGTTAGTTGACGTGGCCGCCATGACGTCGGCCATGTGGCTCGCCTGGTCTGCTGACATGCCGAATGCCGTCAAATCGTCCGAGACAATATCCGACACACGCGCGAGGTCTTCGCCTGACGCCGCTGCAAGGTCGAGCAGTCCAGGCATGCCTGCAATAATCTGGTCTGTTTTCCAGCCCGCCATGCCTAGATATGTCATAGCCTCGGCCGCCTGTGTCGCTGAGAACTGCGTCGTAGCTCCCAGCTTTTGCGCTGTTGCCGAAAGCCGCTCCATATCATCATTTGACGAGTTGGTAATAGCTTTGACCTTGCTCATCGCCGCCTCGAAGTTTGCCGCCGTGGCGACCATTCCCGCTACCGGCAGCGCAGCGATGGCTGTCGTCTGCGCAGCCCCGCCCAGGCGGCTCCTCGCATTGCTGAAAGCCGCATCTGCTTTTTCTTTGGCTGCCTGCGCAGACAATAGCTGCCCGCGCCGCTCGGTCATTGCATTGATGCGAGCCTGCAAGGCCGCAATGCGTGCATACGATGCCTCTCTCACGGCACCCGTTCCGCGCATCTCGGCCGATGCCGCCCGCTGCGCCTCGCGCATCTCGCGGTTGACGTTGCTGATCTGGCTCCGCAGGTTGCTTGCTTCGCGTGCGGCCGCCCGCATCGACGACCCTACAGAACCGTCAAGCTGGCCGCGAATTTGCAAAGCGAGCTCCATAATGCGTCCGGCCATACGCTCACCTCTCTTTCATCGCATCATTTTCCCGTTTAATCTCTGAATTGATGACGCTCAGCCAATCGTAAAAATCAAGAATAGGCTGGTCGAGAAACCAGCCTATCGGTGTGCTTGTATATTTTGACATGCGCACCGCTGACAATCGCAGATTCTTTACTGAGCCGACCCGAGTAAAAAATGCTGGGCCATCATGCAAGCAGTGTTGAAATCCTGGCCTTTGAGGCCGAGGATGTCGTCATACTTTACCTTTGCTGCGGCTGCTGCCACATGTGCCTGGTAAACCATCGACAAAGCCGGTACCGCGATAGTCGGGTCCTGCTTTTTAGCCTGTTTCTCACAGGCCAGCAGCGTATAGCCGTTGAGCCCATCGAAATCAAAAACTAACGTCGTTGCACCATTTGGCAGAGCGTTCTGCAACTCGAGCGTGTTTTTCTCGTCGATTACTTCAACCTCTGCCGGTACCTGCTTGTTTTCTGCCATTGTTTTTATCCTCCTCTATGGATTACATGCCCAGATTGGCGCGAATCGGTGCCATGATGTCGTTGCCGTTGATAACGCACTTATAACCGTACTTATCAATCTCGGCCAGCGTCTTGCCGGACATCTCCTCTTTGACATAATGCACCTCGATAACCGTCTCTGCGTCGCTCGTGCTTCCGGCTTCGAGCGAGCCAGGCTTATGGCTCTTGATACGGCCGCGCATCGCCACACGGAACTGGTCGTGAGTATACCGAGACTCGCCACCATCGAAGCCCTGCACATCTGCATAAGCTTCGATGCTGATAGCCTCGCCGCCAAAGAGCTGCGCATTGTCAACAGTCGGCACCTGCCAGCTGATCGTGCATTCCATGCTGTCGAAATGCCCCTGAATCGGGGCTTCGATTTTGCCGGCCAGTCCGATGCCTGTCACGTCTGCCGTGAGGTTCTTGATCTCCGGCAGCTCAATTTTGCTTGCCGTCACCGCGCTGTCCGAGCCATTGATATAGACTCGCACGTCATTGATGACCTCGGGAACTTTATTCGTTGCCATGTTTCTTTACCCCCTTACTCAAACAGACGGCTGAAATTGGATACGTCGTACTCGATGACGTCCTCGATGTTCTGAGCCGGTACTGGCGGCGTGATGCTCGTGTGGATGCGGATGATGCCCTGCAGCAAGTCCGTCGTCGGATTTTCATCCGGCAGGAATGCGACTGTAGCGCCGAGCAGGAAACCGCGCGAAACGAGACCGTTGAGACGGATCTGCTCACTGTCGATAATCGTCTTGATGAGCTTCGGCGTGAGCGGCTGGTCTACTTCCTGCCAGTACGTGAGGATGAACGTCTGATACTGCCAATCGAACATGCGGCGCACGCAGATAAAGCAGTCCTTGACATCGGTGTTGGACGGATAAACGCCCGTATAGTTGCCCCACGCTTTCCAGCCACCGTTAAAGTTAAGTCCGGTCATGATACCCTGGCTGTTGAGCAGGTTTGCCTGCGAAAGCGAAAGCGCGACCTCTGTGCCGTCCTTCAAGCACAAGCCCGTGGCCTGCATCGACTGGTTCGACGGCGACTGATACGGCACATCATCATTCGCCGCGTCAACGACGCCGAGGATGCCCATGATATGCGTAGACATGTGATACTGCGCATCGCCATTCTTGACGCACGGCCAGCAGACAATCTGATTGACGCCCGTATAGTTGTTCTTGTTCTTCCACTCGTTGACATCGGCGTAATACTTCGCGGCTGCCGTGTCCACGTCTGTGAGCACGATGCAGCGGAAAAGCCCGTCGATGTTTAGCGCTTTGGCTTTCATCACGCTGGCTACGGTCGGATTTTCAGACCAGCCCGGCGCGGCGATGATGCCCGGCACCATAGACAACGACGTGTAAATCGTGTCGATGAGCTCGAGCCCCTTCGTTGCGCCCTCGGTCGATGCTCCGCCGATGATGTCGTCTGCCGTGACTTTCGATGCGTCAACCTTGTCGTATGCGACAAATACTTTCTCCGCATCTGCCAGCGCTCCCGTCTTGATGATGGTGACGACGAGCTCGCCATCATCGTTATAGGCTGCCGTATAGTCCTTGTTGAGCGTTGTCGCCTCGCCGTCTGCCGTCGCCTTGACCTGCAGCGTGTCCAGCAGCACCGAGTCTGCGACATTTACGACCTTATCCGTCGGCACCGTCTTTTCCGTCGCTGAAACAGACTCTTTGTGCTTCTTCGGGTCCAACACATTGACGAATACAATCGGCTGCACGGCGTACAGCTTGAACTCGCTATACATCGCCTCGCAGAGCGTGTACTTGTCCCAATCTGCCGAGTAACCGAAATGTTTTACCGCCTCGTTCCAGGTATAGCAGATTACCGGCTTGTTGACGTTGGCGCTCGGGTCAGCGGTCAGATGGACAGGGGCCGTGCCGAATACTACCGGCAGGCCAGCTGTCGTGCTCACCGGCGCAACTACCGACGTCGAAACTTCCTGCGCTTTTACGCCATGAAAGTATGCCATGTTTATTTACCACCTTTCGTTTTCTTGTGTTCCTTGACGGCTTCGCTGAACATTGTATTGAGCATGGAGCCCTTTTCCCTCACCTGCTGGCGTGCTTCGTCGAGTCGTTCCGGCTCTACGAAAAGGTGCTGCAGGATTGGGTGCCCGCTATACTCGTCCGGGATGCCGTCTGCAAAAATCGCGTATGTGCTCAGCCTTGAGTCGCGAAACCCGGGGCCGACATACACGACCGGCCGCTTTAGCGGCTCAGTTTTTCTTTTTCTCAATGAACTCACCTCTAAGCAGCCTGCTCTGGGTCTCTTTCGGCTGTGGCAGGTACACATCGAACTCGAGCAGCCCTATCCATTGTGGGAAAGGCTGGTCGTCCGGCACCGAGCCTGTCAGCCCGGCGTTGATGTCGATAAGCCAGCGGTTATTGACAGGATTTTCGCTCAGCAGCATCATACGCACAAATTCCATAAAGTGAAAAAGTGTGTCGCTTCCGTGAGTCATATCCTCGTCGTAGACCGTCACATACACGACGATCGACACGCGCGAGTCTGTTTTCCCGTCTTGAAAGGCTTCGGGGCGAACGACGATAGCTGGGCATTGCTCCTGCATTTCCTTTCTGCTCGTCCTGCGCGGGAGAAACCCCGTGTAGACGTGCACGTTTTGCAGTGACTCAGCCCCAGTTTTTTCGTCGATGACCCGCAGAGCCTCTCCGTACTGGTCAATCTGCGCCGCCAGGTATTCGGTTATACCGCGTGCCGCGTCTAATGGCGTCATGCGTTACACCCCCAGCCTGCGCTCAATCTCATGCTCGAGTCTGGTGGCCAATACCTGCCCGCCTCGCTCCTGCATGATGTCCATCACCTCGGGGTTTCCGTAAAGCTGCGGCACTGCCGGACCATATAACGACTTGACCGGCAGGCGTTCCCGCCCTTCACGCGCCACAAAACGCGAGCCGATGGTAAATCCTCGTGCTATCTTGCGCGTACCTCCGCGTTTGATAGTCACGAATACGCCCGACTTGCGCTTGACGGCTTTATACTTCTCCACTTTTTCGGTTGATCCGGAAAAGCGCAGCGTCGCGCCGTCCTCCGTGGTCGTGATTTTCGTCTTTGCTTTCAAATCCGAGGATTTTATGGTGTAGATAGAGTGTACTTGCTTGGTACCAGCAGTGCGGGCCGCGAGTGCCGCCCGCCTGCCCGCCGCTATGGACGCTTTTCGGATGGCGTCCTCGCCCAGCCCGGACAATACCTGCATCATGTGCCTGTCTGTCTGTAGCTCTAGCTCGATAGCCATTATCTACACCTCCTCACGCGTGATTGAAATGCAAGTAAATCGAGAGCATACCGAGGTCTTCGACACACCTGTCGACGTCGCCATATTCACCGTCGAGCGTCATTTCCTGCCCTTCGGCTGGCACGTCTTCCAATGCTTCGCGCTTGATGTGCACGATGACAAGCCGCCCGCGTGTCGCTTCGTAGCCAGAGTAGTCAATTCCCTGCTGGAACATTTCCTGCTCTGTCGGTGACTGCACGACACAGTTGACAGTTTCGCCATTGAGCTCGTGCTCATCCGCGAACTCGTCCATGTTGATGAACGTGTCTAGGTCGGCCTTTAGCTGCTCTTTGAACGTACTCACTTTTTGACGGCTGCAGCTGGGTCAGCGTCGGGGAGAGTGAAATCATCGGCCTCTTTGGCCGTGTCGTCCTTCTTCGCGCTGCCCTTTGCGCCGTCCGTTTTTTTCGTCTTTGCCTGCTGTTGCGGTTTGGCCTCGGCCTCGGTCGGCTCAGTTACCGTCTCAGCCTCGGTCTGTACGCCCCAGTCTATTCGCCAAATCAACATATGCAGACCTCCTTACTCGGTCGTCGTAGTGTGAATGACCGCCCAGTCATCGGCAAACTCGGGGGCCAGTACGCAGCGGCTATACAGCGTAAGCGCCATGACGTTATCACTGCGGTCGCTCGTGTACTGTGGCACGTAAGCGCTGGCGTAAGTCTCGAAAGAATCGCCCGCAGGATTGAGCAGATTGACCGCCGCATGCAGCTGGCGTCCGCGTCCCGGAATAGCGATGATAACGTCGTCTGGGTCGATGAACGGCTTGACCATGCCGTCGTCGTCTTTGTACGTTTCGGCATAGCTGTACACCTCCAGATTGAGCATCTGAATCATACCGATACGCGTGACCTGCGGGCTCGTGATGCGCGGCTGGATTGCCATCATAGAGAGGTTCTGATTGTTCGGCACAGCGAGCCACTTCATGATTTTCTCGTTGTTGAGGAAATAACGCGCCACGTTTTTGCCGCAAATCATGACGGTCGGTACCATGCCCGCGCTCTCCTGAATCATCTCGGAGGCGTTCACGATGTCGGCGAAAATATCGGCCGTAGAGTCTGCCCAGCTCTTGCTGACTTTAGCCTCTTGCGTCCAGTCAAACGCTACCGTATCCGTTACGACCTGCTTGCCATCGTCGGCATAGCCCTTAATGACAGTCTTGCCCGTGGTGAGGATGTCAGCCGCCATCTTGTTCTTACGGTTGACAATCATGTTCTGCAGGTCGTTGAGGTCGTGCGCCTGCAGGGCGGTAGCACGCTGTGCTGCCGACATTGTGCTATAGATATTCTCGCCGAAAGAACGGTTTTCGATGTCGTATGGCGTGACGACGCGGCGGGCTGCCATGACAGGCGGCTGGTAAATATCAACCTGCGAGCCCTCGCGCTCCGTATTTACGCCCTTTCCGCCCGGCACGATGAACGGTGCCAGCTTGCGGCCGCCCTTGCGATACTCGACCATGATGTGACTCTGTACGCTCGGCGTCGGCATGATCGGGAAAAAAGTGTCGAGCAGGAAGGATGCGGGCTGCTTCGCGCGCTCCATCGCCTGCACGAGATTGTACGTGTTGTTGAAATCAATAGGCATTATGTTTACCCCCTTACTTTACGGACGTCAAGAAGATGCCCACGCCGCGCAGCTCCTCCTCGTGTGCGTCTACCGTGTCGCCATCGGCTACGGTGAGCGCCTCGCGGTTGAAATAACCTCGCGTGTACACCGTGGCGATAGCGCCATCTGCTGCGGCTGCCGTATCGTCTGCCAGCACGGCCGTCGCCGCCTTGCCTTTTGCTGCAAGGCCATAGTTCCCGCTCGTGCTGTCGAGCGTCAGCAATGCGCCGCGCTTGAGTGCCGTGCTGCTGGCTACTTTGACGTTTGCCGTAAGTGCCGTTACTTCCGGGCCGCCGAAAAGATTGTCATAGGCCACGCCCGTGGCCGTCTCTTTGATAGCCATGTCAATGCTCCTTTCTCAACTTGTTCATCATTTCCGCGATTTCATCAATCTCGGATTTCGTCTTTGCCGCCTGGGTCGCTTTTGCGCCCAGCTGCGGGGCTGGTTTTACCTCGTCGGCGCCGGATTGCGTCTCGTCCATGATGAGCTCGCGGATGGCGTCGAGTGCCTTTTTGCTGGTGTCGTCTTCGTCCGGCATAGCCTCGACATAAGCCTGCACCTGCTCTGCCGTCTGGCCGTTCTTTTTTGCCGTTTCTACGATTGCATCGACGGATTTCTTTCCGTTCCGCAGCGCGTCAAGTGCTGCAACGCGCTCACGCTCCTGTTGCACCGCCTTATCCTCAGCGGATTGCTGCGGCTCGTCTTTGATGCCCAGCAGATTTTTGATTTTGCTCAAAACGTCGTTTTCCATGCTTTGCGCCCCCTTTTTGTTCAGAATATCCCTCAAATGTGCCGTATTTTTGTACTTTTTGAGGCTGACCGACACGGAATTGACGATGAGCGTGCTCCCGTCGAGCATATTCTCGACCGTATCGCCGCCCGCTACCTCGTCAATAAATCCGTTATCCAGCGCCTCCTGGGCGCTCATCCACGTCTCTGCGTCCATGAGTTTCGCAATTTTCTTGTCCGTCAAAGCGCCATTTACGCGGTCGTGATAGACGGCGATAATGGTGTTTTTGACGGTATCAAGCTGCTTCGCTACGCCCTGCGCATCGTCTGCCGTCATATAGTCCATGACAAAGCACGCTGGGTTGTGAATCATGTAAACGGCGTTGCTCGGCATGGTTACATGCCCGCCCGCACACGCGACAATCGTCGCGGCGCTGGCACATATGCCGTCGATGGTGATACTCACGTCGCCTGCGTAGTCTTTGAGCTGGTTATAGATGGCATGAGCCGCGAATACATCGCCGCCCGGCGAGTTGATGCGTACATTGAGCGGCTTGCCGCCGCATTTATCTAGGTCTTCTGCGAACTGTTTCGGTGTCGCTTCGTCCCCGTACCATGTTTCGTTGGCAATGTCTCCATACAGCAAAAGCTCGGCTGTCTCTGCCTCCGCCTCATTGCGGAATTTCCAAAAGGTTTTACTTTTGGCCATTGTTCTCACCTCCTTTCGTAGTGTCGCCACCGTCCTGCTCGGCCTCTTTCCCCGCCAATACTTCCGGGTTGCCCAGGTCGAGCCCCAGCTCGGTGATGACTTTTTTTTCGTAGGCCAGCTGCTCGAGGTTTTCCTCGAGGTCGGTGCCAGTCATCTCGGCTGCCTCGCGCTCGCGTGTAGACAGGCCGTACTTTGTGCGTAGTGCCGATCCGGTGACGTCTTTCACTGGCTCGAGGATGCTCATCGCGGGCCCGAACCAGTCCGCATTGCACCACGCCGCCCGCTTTACCGGGTCGTCGAAAAAGCCCGGTGCTTGAATGCGCCCGATGGCGACGGCTTCGGTGAGCCATTCCTCGTAAATCGGCTGACAGAAATCACGCGCAAACCATTTTCGCCGTATCTTGTACTCGTCCCACGCCTGCAGCAGCGCCGCCCGACTTGCTGAGTACGAGCTGTTGAACGACTTTATCAGCACTTCATACGGCTGGCCGATTGCCGCGCCGATCTGCTTGAAAAGCTGGGTCACGAACTGGTCAAACGTGCTCATGCTGTTGGATGCGTCCACCGTTTTGACGTCCACGCCTTTCGGCAGCGCGTTCATCGTGCCCGCCGCCAGGCTGTACTCGCTCGGGTCAACAATCGGCGCTCTCGCGTCCTCCGCCTCGATGCCTGTTCCTGGCAGTACATCCTCGATGCTCTGCCCAGCTGCTCCCTCGGTGAAAAACAAGGCGAAAAAGCTCTTGACAATGGCGCTCGTGAGCTCCGCGTTGGTGTACCGCGTGACCTGCTTGAGCGTTTCGACAACCGGCGCAAGATACGGCACGCCTCGATACTGCTCTGGCCGCAAGTCGTGACAGACCTGCAGCACGTTTGGCGTGCCCGTGTTCCGCCCGAAAGCCTCAACGCGCACCCATTCCGGGGCATGTGATACGTCTACAGGGTCCCACGGCACGCGGTTACTCACCCAGTATGCGACGACCGCGCCGTCCTTGTTGATTTCCACACCCGAAATGATGCGGTTGTTCGGGTTTGGTGCCTGCATCTCGACAGCATACGGTCCCAGTGTGCCGAAATAGTCCGCGCCCATCGGGTTGCTCACCCTGTTGGCTTCGAGTATCTGCACGCGCAGGCTGTACGGCATGAGGTTTGTCGGCTTTCGCCGCTTGAATAGTGCGAAAGCATCGCCGTCTGTGAGATACGACGTATACATGATGTCCTGCATGTCGTAAAAGTTGTTTCTGCGCGTGATGTCGCAGTCTTTCGACCCCGCCCACACCTCGAACTCCTGCACGGTTTTGCGCGTCCAGTCCCGCGCCTGCTCCGGCGTGAGCCCCAGCGTCTTGAACTTCACACGTGGGAACACGTGTAGACCGTCTCCCACGGTGTGCATCGCGCTCGTCTTGATGGCTGCCGCGCCGATCGGCGTGTTTATCGCCTCATCGGCCGCCCGGTTGCGCAGCGTGAAAAGATGCGCGTCGATGTCGCTCTTTGGCGATGCCTTTAACGGCCGCCATCCTTTGAGTACGTTGCTTTTCTGTGATGCTCCGCCAGCTCCATACCCCGAGTTAATGACCTTGCGCGTCTGTTCCGCCCGCGTGCCCTGTTTTCTTCTTGCCATTGTCTCACCTCCTCCCTGCTTGCTCTGTTCAGTAGTCAAAGAACACGGCTCGCTTGCTCATGCGCCTCGGCGTGCTCGGCATGTCGTCGAGCGTCGCCCCCGCGTCGAGCAGATTGTCGATAGCCTTGCGGATTTCCGACAAATTCGCCCGCGTGAGCTGCCTGTTGCCAATGGTGTAGCTCTGCCCGGACAGGACAGCCTGCTCGGCTTCAACGTAGAGCTTTAGCCGCCTGTTGTTGAGTGGATTTGCCATGCTCTCACCTCTTTACCAGATGTTTTTTCGTGCCGATGCGCTGCGCGTCGGCCTTTTCCTGTTCTTGACCTGCTTCGCTGGCTGTGGCGCTTCGATGGCCTTTCCCTCGATAAGCGCCTCGAGCTTGTCCCAATTTGGCCTGCATGACTGCATGCATGCCAGATTGTAGACACGCAGGTCTAGCGGCTCGTTTCTTACGCCCGCCGTAGGTTCCCAAATCTCCCTGATCTGACCGCCCCGCTTGACGGTTTTCTTGTGCTCCGAAATGATGCCCTTAAAATACAGGTCATCGTACCCGCGATGCGACAAATAGGCGAGCTTTTCCGGCTCGTCTTTTGGGAAATGGAAATATTGCGCTCCCGGCGTTCCGACGGCGAGCCGGTTCATTACGCTTTGCTTGCCATCATCGACGCCGAGCATGCAGAGCGGTATTTTCGTTCCCTGTGCCCGGCCGATTTTATGGTTCAGCGGTATTCCTGGGCCGCCCTGGCCTTTTATGGCAAAACGCTGCTTGGCGAAATTCCGCGTACAGTAGCGATAGACGTCGCTCGTGTAATGGCCGCCCGAGTCGATGAACGTCCGCAGCACTTTTAGGCCGCTGCCATCGGCGAAAGTGTAAACATGGTCGAGCACTGCGTCGAGGTCTTGCCACGTTTGCGCCTTGTCCGGCTCGCCCAGTATGATGCCTTTGACGATGCCCCAGCTCTCCTCATCGCGCCCCCAGCCGCACACCTCATACTCGAGACGGTTGTCCTGGGTATCGACTGCGGCCGTGAGCATGAGCACGCCCTTTGGCAGCTCCGCGCCGTAGCACTCGCGCCGCCGCAGGAAAATGCGCTCGTCTTCAAACGCGCCAGGCATTTTATACGTTTCACCGAAACGCGTATTCATCACGACGCGCTCGCGATCTGGCTTTCCCTTCGCCATCAGCCACTCTTTCATGACCTCGCGCCAGCTCAGCCACGGCGATGCGAAACAGTTCACGAAAAACGAGCGTATCCCGTTCTCGCGGGCCCGCTCGTTCTGCATGACATATTTCTTTTTCGCCTTTTTCATCTGCGCTTCGGTGAACTCATAGCCGCAGTCTGGGCACCGCCAGACGACGTTATGCACGATGATGTTCTTGCCCTCTCCGTCGTAGTCGGCGTGCATATCGGTGTAGCGCAGCAGATGGTACTCTCCGCAGCCTGGGCATTGATGCTGCCATTCTTCCTGTGTCCCTGCCTGATACTCGACCTCGATGCGGCTCGCGCCCTCGTTGGTCGGTGTCGAAAACATGCCGATGACGGCGTTCCAGAACGTCGTGGTACGTTTCGCCGCGAGGTCCACAGGGTCGCCCTCGGTGCCAGCTGACACGGGAAAGCGGTCAACCTCATCGGCGAGCAGGATGCGGATGGGTCGCGACGCCAGTCCTGCCGGTGAATTTGCCCCGCACATGATGAGACGCCCGCCAGGGAAAATCTTTGACAAGATGGTGTTGTTGCTGTCCCTGCTCTTTACGTCAAAAAACAGGGATGACAGAGCCTTTGTGTCGCGTATCATTGGCGAAATGCGGCTCTTTGAGTAATCCTCGGCCATCTCAATCGTCGGCTGGATCATCATGATGGCACAAGGGTCGAGATGGGCGAAACGTCCGATGACATTGTTCATGATGTCCGACTTTCCCACCTGGCTAGCCGACTTGACGACGACCCGCCCGACTCCCGGCTCTGTAAATGCGTCCATGATTGCCTTTTGATATGGCGCTCGCGATGTCTTCCACTTGCCCGGCTCTGCCGAGATGCCCGACGAGAGCATACGGTATTTGTCCGCCCATGCGCTCACGGTCATTTTTGGCAGCGGCTTTAGGCCATGCTCGGAGATGTAGCGCCACAGGTAACGCTCACTCCTCCGTGCCATCGCTGATTTCCTCCTCCGTGTACTGCTCCGGCGTGTATGCCGCCAGCTCGCCGAGCTTTTCCTCGATTTCATGCGTCAAAGTCTCGTAGATTTCCCCCTTGTCGTGCCCTTCGAGGATTGGCGCGAGCTTCGACGGCAGGCCTAGCAGCTGCGTCCTGAGGTTCGAGATCATCTCCGTCTGCACGAGCTCAACGGCCCGCGCATCATAGACCCTGTGCTCCATCTTCGCGAGCTTGAGCTCGGCGATCTGGCGCTCGGCCTTCTCGCGCTTCGCCCTCTCGATGTTGATGTCTACGTCGCCGCCCGCATCCTCGGCCGTTCCTCCTTCTCCGCGCTGAGTGAAGTAGTTTTTTAGGCTCTCCACGACGAAAACGCCGCCATTTTTGTCGTTTTCGTCTCGCACAACGACGCCGTTTTTTGTCAACTGGGAGACATACGGCTGCGTGATGCCGATGGCCCTCGCCAGCTCGCGCTGGGTCGTGGTCAGCTTCTTGAGGTCTTTCGTGATTTTCATGCTCTCGCCCCCTTCCCGCTTATACTTTTCTGCACGCCGTCCCCGAGACCGCCTCTTGCCTTTATAAGTAGCCTCGTTTTTCCTGTCCACTCACGTTTTACATGGTTCTAATAGATAACGACCCCAAAATCTTTATAGCTAGACGATTTTTGGGGCCTCGGCGGCCGCGGCGCTTCGCTGGCGTTCCCAGTACCTTGCCCCGTGTCCGCGACTGGCGCACAGAAAAGGCGGCACCTTGCGGCGTCGCCTGATATATATAACCATGTCCTAGCTCGAGCATGGTCATGCTCATTGGAGACAGCAGTTGCGGCTGAGATACTGCTGTCATGTTGTCGGCGCGGCGTCCCCGATGGCGTCCTCGCCCTGCGTTGTGACACACAAAACCACTTGTTAACACGCATTGTCGCGCCGACTCAGATGAAACGCTGGCTCGCTCACCAGAGCAGGCCGCCGCTTGAGTCTCGTCTCGCGTTGCCGTCTCGCTCGGGATGGATCACACGCCTCGTCTGCATAGAGCGCAGCAGCGTGCCGGTTCGTTCGCCCGCGTGCCGTCCATGTTCATGTTGCCATGTTCTCCTACCGCATCGCCGCCAATCGTCTGCTCTCGTGCCGCCCGCTGGCTCGCTCTGCTTTCCTATGATTTTTTATAAAAATCTTTTCAAGCAAAAAGGCCAGCCGACTGGCTGACCCCTTCGCAGTTCATGGTTTCTAGGAGGTTCATTCTGTGGCAAATCCATGCTATAAGTATATCCCCCTATACGGCCATAAGTACGCAACGTATTTAATTTTTTTTCGGATTGCTGCGGCTGCCGTATTTTTCAAGTACCAGTCGGGTGTGGATTTCTACGACCCGCCCCACGATGTCCGCCCAGTATGTCTGCACGGTTCTTTCGCTGACCCATGCCCCGCTGTCGATGTCGCACCCTTTTATCTTGTCGATAAATTTGAACTGAGTGGCACATACCCAAGCTTTGTGCCCCCGCGTGTTTTTGTTCCTCGCCTCTACCTGGCGGCGAGCTTCGAGAAATAATTTCTTGCGGTCGCTCAGTCCGCACTCAACGACACGTACAGCCTTCAGCCAGTAATATCCGTCCTGCCTTTCGTCGTATGTCGCTGAGTTGATGGCCGCCCGCTCGGTCGTCGAGCCCGGCAGGTTGCTTTTCCCGCCGACCCTCTCGCCGCCCGTCCGCGAGCGCATGAGAAACTCGGCCTTTGTCTCCCGGTAATCTTTGAGCAGAGCCGCATAGTCGAGCAGATACACAGCCGCTATCTGCTTGTCCTTGTCAATTTCCGCTTTCAGCCGGTCCCAATTCTCGTCTGTATCTGGCATCGTTCCTCCCTTTCTGCCTCTCACCAATGTGTCCAAGTTGGACACATTCCCATGTCCTCAATCTCTATGCGTATATATGCATTATACCATTAGTCCCGGTGGCGGGAACAGTCGCACAGTCAGCTTGCTTTTCCTGCCGTACCGCTTGTTGCCTTTGCTGATATACGTCGCGGCTGTCGAATATTTTATCCCGAGCATCTCGGATATTTCCTTGATTCTCATGCCCGTTTCGTGCATGCTCCAGGCCTCATAGTCTCTTGTCGTGGATTTGGCTGGATATGCATTGACGTTGCTGTATTGCGGATACGTCTGCCCGAAATCGAACAGCTGCCACGCGTCCTCGATGGTCGATATGCTCGGCGCACAGATTGCGATGGCCAGCGCATACCAGCCGTCGTTTTTGACTCCATTCAACATTTCCCATACGCCCCCTACTCCCGAAAGCGGCGTTTACCGTCCCGTGTCGCGTTGCTCGCGTTCACGTTCTTCTGGAACTCCTCGCGGGCCTGTGCATCGACGCCCAGGCTGGCGAGAAATCCCTCGATTGCCGTCTTGCTGTCGGTGGCCTCCCAAGCCACGTCCGCCTTGAGCCGTGCCAGTTCTTCCTCTCCGGCCTTGCGCCTCACGGCCTCGCGCAGCTTGCGATAGGCTTCGCCCATCTCGCCGACTTCCTCCTGCACTTTGAGCAGGTAGTCTGTCGGCGTCCATGTTCTGAAAAGCGGGCCGTCGCATGGATGCGGCAGCGTTCCCTGTGGGTTGACTTCGCTCATACGCTTTTCCCTCCCTTGCCGTCCTTCTCGATGTATTCGCCCTGGATGAGCCGCCTCAGTTCCTCGATGGCGACCCATAGCGCCGCCCGGCGCTCAATTATCTCTCGCTGGAACCACATGCCTTTGTAACCGTTTGGGTTTAGCTCGCGTGCCATGCTGCGCATGATGCGGCGGCACTTCATGAGCTGCGCCCGCTTTTCCTGCTCCATGTCTTACTCTCCTGTGAGCTCATCCCGGTGCACGATAATCTCGATGAGTGACGCGCCGCCCAGGATGAGCGCTCCTGCCTCCTGCCCGATGACGTCCGCCATCCACAGGATCATGATAACGATGAGTGTGATATTTTCGATTCCTCTAGCCATATTCTTTTGCCTCGTCCAATCTTCCAGTTTCAGCCGTTCCCGCGACTGCAGCCGTTATTGCCGGTTGTCCCGCTTGATGCCCTCGCATTCCTTCCAGCCCGCGTCTCTATCCTTCGCTCCAGCGAACAAAGCCAGTACGAGCATCGCGAGCATGTCAGCCGCGAAAAAGATGATGAGCGTATAGCCGACAATCTGCGGCACAGTCACATACATGTTTCCTCACTCCTCAAAAGGGGATTTCTTCGTCCAGCGGTATCTGTGCAAAGCCGCCCGCCTGTGGCGCTTGCTGTGGTGCCGCCTGTGCCGGTGGCCGCGTGCCATTCATCTGGCCGCCCGCTGGCGCGTTATTTCCGCCCGGACGCGGTCCGTTGAACTCGATAGAGCTCACGACGACCTCAGTAATCCAATGCTGGCCGCCCTGCTGGTCTTCGTAGTTCCTCACCTGCATGCGTCCCTCGATGAGCACCGGGCTGCCCTTGATGAGATGGTTTCCCGCGAAATCAGCATGACGCTCCCACGCGATGCACGGGATGAAATCTGCCGTCTGCTGTCCTTCGTGCTGGTTCTTCTTGCTGATCGGCCTGTCAACCGCCAGCGAGAACGATGCAACTGCTTTCCCGCTCTTGGTGTATCGGATTTCCGGGTCGCGCGTGAGCCGCCCGGTCAAGATGACTTTATTCATGTTCTTTTCTCCTCCTTGCGTTTCGCATTTCCTCGCCGACTGCTGTCGTCGCGTATGGGTCTATGCGCCCTTCATCGGCCGCGATGGATGCCAGCTCCTTGATGGTGCGATAGACCGCCGCCCGCATCGCGTGTTCCTCGGCCTCTGCCTCTTTTTCCTCGTCCAGCGAAATGCCGATTAGGTCCTGCTCAAATTCATACGCCCGCTCGAGTTTTTCCAGCACGCCTGGAAAAACCTTATCGAAAAGCTCCTTGCGGTTCTGCTTGATGAGGTCTCGCTCGTCGGTGATGGCGCCGCTCGCTGGCGTTGGCGACGGTGCCTGTAATGCTAGTATCTGGCACGGCTGAGCGCAGTCACATGGATTTGGACAGGCGCGGCAGCAGTTTTCGCAGAACGTCCCCAGATGGCACTGCTCGCAGGTCGAGATGGTGCCTTTTTGTAACTTTTCGATGAGCTCGGCCTGCTTTTTGTCGCTGATCTGACTGTAATTGCTCTCTTGCTCGTCCATCTGCTTGACGTCTTCGACTGTTACCTTTTTCTGCTCGCGGGTTTTTTCGGCTAGCTTCGCCTGCTTCTCGGCGTCGAGTTTCTGCGCTTCGTATGCCGCCGCCGTGCTCATGCTGCCATCCTCAAAACGGCGCTTGAGCTCCGGCTCCTGCGTGTTGCTCAAAATGGCGTGATACCTGGCTAGCTGGCTGGCCGACATGTCGAGCATACTCGCCACGATGTCGCGGACGCGCCCGGTGAGTTTCTGCTCGGCTTTAAGCTCGCGACAGAGCTCCGTCGTGCGCTCGGCCTGCTTCGCCTTTTCGGCTTCGGTGAGGTCACGCGCTGCCGCGTTGCTCTCGATGAGGAGCAACTCCTCGATGCGTGCGTCCTGCTCGCGCTCGATCAGCACGTTGACGGTGCGGTACTGCTCTTTTCCCTCGGCCACAAGCTGCTGGCATGCGAGCCAGCGACGGTGCCCGGATATGAGCATGTAGTGACCGTCTGCGTCCGCATCGCGTACCACAAGATTCTGCAGCACCCGCCCCGATAGCTCGATGCTTTCCGCCAGCCGCCCGATGCCCTCGGTCGTGTAGATTTCGGCGTTGGCAGGATTGGTGATAATCTGGTCGATTCGCAATTCTGCCTGTTCATATTTCGGCTGCTGTCCCGGCGCTGCGTCCTTGCTGGCCTTGTTCATGAGGTCCATCACAGAAAAGTGCTTTTTCGTCTTCATGCTTTTGCCCCCTCAATTTTCGCGAGCACCTCGGCCGCAAATGCCTGGTAATCTTTTGACGCGCCGCATCGTGGGGAGTGGATGACAATCGGCGTCGCCACAAATGTCGATTCGTCCACCTTGT